CAAAGTACTGAGCAGGGCCTGAATACCGGTCACCAGCTCTAGGTTCGTCCTTGTCATATACATTGATAATCCGCATGAGTTACATCCCCTCCTTTTCAATCATTTCCCGGTAATAAGCCTCTTTATGATGTTCAGGATATGTATGACCATACTCAGAATCCTCAGGATGAAGCTGCGCGCAAACCTTTCCGATCTCATCGCGTTTTTCCTGACCGGCACTTCTGTGAAAATGATTTATTTTAGGATTTTGCAGATCTGCATAAATTCCACGGTGCCCCTGAATCTGTTCATGAAGTTTTCTGAAATACTGAGCAGAACTGTTTAATCTGACCATCCGTGCCTGATAATCAGGCTGTGTGTGATAATCTTTTTTAGCAGCCTTCATCTCGCTATCCATCCAGTCGATCCGCGGGAAGGCAACTACATCAAACGCATCTATAAGATAATCCTTAATATGCCGAAACCGGTGAAACTCACTTACGTTAATCCGCTCATCAGCATCGAAAAACGCCATCCAGTGCGCTTCCGGAAAATGCTCCCGGCTCAAGGCCATCAACTGATTTCTGGCGGAACCATACCCCTCTCTCCGAATAATATCATCTGTGATTACTACCACATCTCCCTTATCTTTGAAGAACTCAGCAGTACCATCAGTCGACCCTGTATCTACGATCACTATACCAGCATCGGCTATCTGCGTCATATTGGCGTACCATGCCTCAACCTGATCGATTTCATTGAGCATATTTGATGCAATGACTATTGGTTTCATTGATATACACCTCCGCAAGCAATATGCTGTTGAATTGACATCCCAGGTGGCAATAGCAATACCTTTGTCTTATTAGAAAACACGTTTCTAATATTATCTATTACTTCTTTGCGCTTATCATCTGGTAGCGTCAAAAACGACTTAAACATCTTCCCATCGCTGAAATTCACTACTACTTTCTCACACCCTTCACGAATCAACTGATACGACTTAATATCAAGGACACCAAACTCTCCGCACACCTCATCATTCTCTATATTACCTATCGTTACCATTACTCTCCCCTTTCGATTCTCTCGATTGCTTTGATAATATCTTTTGGATCATGGCTTCCTGTGCACTTAACCGGACAGTCTTTTACAGCTCCTGAACATGGCCCCAAACCAGGACAAATCCGTACATAATCCGGAGATAAGCAAATCAACCGACCTTTCATCTGTTTCGGCTTTACCACCGCTACATTACCGGACCCGAACAAACATACCTGGTCAATGCCCAAAGCTCCTGCCAAGTGGCTCATAAAACTGTCAACCGTTATCACAAGGTCTGCCCGTTCCATAACCCAAGCTGCTTCGGTGTAAGAAAAATCTCCTCGTGCATCATAAAAAGCACCTGCCTGAAAATCATTCTTACCGCCAAGCTGCACTGTCATATATCCATTCAATTCAAGCCACTCGCACACCTCAGCCATATACTTATATGTTCTGAACTCAAGATCCCCCCCGGTTGTATGAACTACAGCAAGTGGTATATCAAGATCTTCAATCCATCCAGCAACTCCCTCTGACGGCCGCTTTCTCTGAATGAAGAAATCATCCGGCTCAACATCCAAAAGCTTCCAGTAAAAATCTGATAACGTCGAATTACAATTTCTACCCCAATGCCCTGGAAGTATCCGATCACCGTGCGGATTAAGTACAATTCTATATCTATTATTTAAAAGACTATCGTCCCATGGAATCAGCATATCGATATATGGGTTTCCCTCAAGAACTCCCATATATTGAGGGCTTGTCATGTAATGCAACGCTTTCCCTGGAAAGCGTTCCTTGATCCCTTTAAAACACCGAGTAGTCATTAACACATCACCAGCTGCCGAGTACTGCGCAAATAGAACCGCATCCTCAATAGGCTTACGGCTCAACAGTTCGATCAAACTACCTTCTGCATCCTTTAATGCCTCATTAATATCAGAAACTCCTTCTATCCATTCAAGCCCTCTTTCTCTACCTGCTGTACTATATCGTTCCTGAAACCCGCTGTTAGATGCTACACGAACCATTGCATACGCAATATCCTCAGCTTTACAAGCCTTTGCATCGATAAAACCTAGACCACTTTCCGTGTAAAGAGGTATCAACGCATCTTCTCTGCATTTTACACCATACCCTGCGCCGCCAGCCAACAGCTCCTTATGTGCAGTAGAGTCAGACGCAATAACCGGGACACCGCAGAGCATCGCCTCGATAACAGTCCATGATAACCCCTCCTGAAAGCTACAATTCACATAGCAATCAAATGCATTATAAAGCCCAGGAAGATTATCCATTCCAACTCTAATGCCATCTGGCTTTCTAATAACCTGTCCTGGTTTAAATCCATAATCTACACACGCCTGCCCAAGGTTAAATACTCCACGGCTAAACTCAGTGTGCATATAAAGGTAAAGATTTGGCATCTGATCACATGCAATCTTAAACGCTTTGAGAAGTTTCTGAGGATTTTTTCTGATCTGATTAACACCGACAAAACCAAATACAAACCCATCATCAGGTACCGAAGGCAATATCCGTCTTCTAAAACTTTTCTTCTGTTCTGCTGAGAATGGAACAAATGAACCATGATCCCTTAGAGGAGGTCTGAAATATCTGATATTTTGAACGTGCGACCTTAACAACTGCTCACCGAACTGAGAATATACATACGGAAAATCAAACTGTTTTATGATAGATACCCAATCTTCACGGATATGATCCAAGTCATACGGAAAGATACTGATCCACTTGAACGGAGTTCTTTTCCTGATATTTATAATATCTGAAATCACCTTCGCATACTGCCATAGATCCATGCCTACAGTAACCAGAATATCAGGCGCCGAGTTCTTAATTGTACGGATCATTAACGCTGCTCCATACGGATCCTTAGGATCAATAGACGCTCTGACCGTATATGGAAATTGTTCAAACGACATAGCCGATAAATCAACTGCCGGCGCGTAATCGCAGACAACAGAAATATCATACAATTCTTTATCAACTGTCTCTAACACCGCCTGCATCATACCGCTGTTACCGGTAGAACCCAGGGGGTGCTGACCTGCAAATAGCACTTTTGTCTTCATATTTGATTATCCATCTTTTTTTTATATTAAAAGATGCCCCGAGTCTTCTCTAACCCGTTGGCCGTATGAAATCATCTCGTATCTTCTTTGAGCACTGCAACCACACACCCTGCATACTTGTACTTACGGATATTGGTCACCATATAATACTCTCCCGACACCGACTGATATCGGTCTAACTCACGTAGATCGTAGTTGGTCGGAACGTATAGCTCTTCTTTATCGATTCCTATGAGACCAAGCTCTTCCTCAGTCTCAAGTTCTCCTGCGTAGAGTGGTTCGGTCAGAAGCCCGTAACAATCCTCTCTAACTGTTTCAAACGTCTGAACCGTGTGATATTGAGAGTCACGCACTTCTCCTGATGGACGAAGTATCTCTCCTGACACGTTGCACTTGTAAAGGACACCTGTAAATTCGGCTATCATACCGGCAAACATATCCGGTGCCTTGTTCATCACTAAAAAAATATCATCTACAGATTTAATCTGAATTACATCACCTGCAACAATATCCGTATCGTAAGGAAACGAAGCATTCCTGAAAAACTCAGCCACAAAGGGCTTCGTCACCTGCTTGTTGGTCTCACTGTCAATGTATTCGCCCGACACATTACCAGTATCACGGATCATCATGATCTCAGTACCAATCTTACGGTATGTCTTTTTTATACTTTCGCCTATAGATGACATACGTTATTCCGTCGGGTCAAATGCAACCAGTTGATCATCATGATATGTAACGTCTGTACCAATATCGTCATAAGCAAAACCCGCATCAATCTTAGTACCAAACATCTTGTATGAGTCCACATCGACAAATTCCTCCGGATAAGACTCCTGAATTCGTGAAAACTCCTCATCAGCATCCTTGATCATAAGCCGGTAATGCTCAAACTTCTGATTCATACGGTAGTTTTTCGCATGAAAATCTTCGGCCGTATCATCTCGCTTCATCTCATACAGATACCGTTTAGTGCGCTTTTTCATCCAAAGCACTCTGAATGCCGTCGCAACAGGAAACGCCCATCCGGTATCCCGCGTTGCTTCATCAGCCGCATCCGAGAAATTATCAGCATCAAACTCATCGGCAAGGCCCTTAAGCTCTCTCGTAACGATGACAATCAGCTCATCTTTAGTCATTTACTTTTTACCGCCTTTTTTCATCGGCTGTTTTCCGATAATAGAAGCTTTTTCATCCAAAAGCTTTTTCACATTATCAACCTGCACCTCAAGGTCACCGCGTAACGCATCGTTCTTACTTTTCAGCTCTTCATTCTCAGCAATAAGATCCTTGTTCTCAGAATACGATGATCCAAAACCACCAGATGCTACCTCGGCAATCTCCAATTCTTTCTTCAGACCTTCGCACACAGTATTCAGCCGCTTGATCTCATTTTTAAAAGCATTGACCGGTGTGGAAGAAGATCCTGCAACTGACGCAATATCACCTGCACCTACCGTAACCACGACTCTCGATCCTGCTCTTACTTCATCGATCAGAATTCGATCCAGCGGAGCATAGTATATCCCCGGCTGGATCGTTTTTTTACCTGCTCTGAGCGTTTTTAAAACCTGTACGCATTCGATATCCATCGATTATCCTTTCCATATTATCCAATTCCCGGTTCCAACTCTGCACACAGCACAATGTTACTAATCTCAGTCGTCGGAGAAGCTGTTCGAACCAGATCAAAATCATATGTAAATGTATCTCCAGCAGAGAACGTATTTGCATCTCCGTCAATTACAGCCTGCGTAACACCAGTATCACCGGTAAGCCGCGTTGTCTTATGCTGAGAAGCTTCGCCGCTCACATGAGAAATTAACGGCCGCGTACTAAGGCAAGTAACACCATTGATATAAAGCTCACCTCTGATCTGAAGTGGATTGGTATCATCTTTACCACTTGCCCCTACAGTAAACCAACACTTCTGCACTCTGCCGGCAAACCTGGCCGCACCGAGTGGCGATCCTGCGATACTCGCCGTAACCTCTCCTGACACAGTTGCAGTCAGTGGAAGTAAAATATTGGCCGAAATCAATTTCATAACGGCCGGCCCCCCGGGAAACGGTCCACTTAATCCTTTCATGTTGCGACCCCCCTTCCCTTAGTTAACATCAATCGTATAAACGGCATCCTTCTGAATCAGTACCGGCAAGCCTTTATCCTGAACTCTGATAAAAATTCCTTCAGGATCCCATTCTTCATGGGTATCTGTCTGAATACCATATTTACGATTAATACCATATGGTGCTTCAAAATACTCAGCGATATCCTGTCCCTCAACCTTATCGGCAAACATTACAAACTTATCATCCGGGATGAATTTTTTCTTCATCGACACATAATCTTCACCGGCCCGATAACTAGTTGAAGGTGCCGTAGAAACAGTTACCGTTCCAGCCTCAGTCCCAATCGCTGAGATAATCTCATCTTCATATGTACCAGCAGATACATCATGAAATCGTAAGATTCCGCCAACCACAAAGTCCGACGTGTCGTCAACAGACACAACAGTAGTCGAATCTGCTGTAACAACAGCTGTCAACCAAGATCTTGCCTCGTAAATCTCATCATAAATAATCAAGTTACCGATATCAAGCAGGCTCCCAAGTACTGTTGGATTAACTCCAACAATCCCGTTCTTTCCGCCTGTAAAAAGGTCACCGTTCCCAAAGGTAGATTTCTGAAGCAATGTCAGAATAGCAGGATCCTGCGCAACATACTGAAGTACCTGAGACGTACAAAGTGCGTACTTAATCTTACCGCCACAATCATCCGCTACCTGACGTTTCCCGGTAATGATATCACCAAGGATGTCCCGCTCAGTCCCATTCTCCCACTTATAATTCGTAGTCAAAGTGACTGCATGTGAAGCAGGAACATCATAATCAATAGCAAGTTTCACGCCAGTCCTGGCACTGTATGTGATCTCGCCATCGGTAAACATCTTGGCAAACATCCACTCTTTTCTGCGGTTACTCCGATTCGTAAGACCGGCAAGCTCACGTGCGAGACGTTGCTGAGCGCCCAAATACTGTTGCTCTGTGCCCTCTTTACGAATGTTATTTAAAAACTCTTCGTCAAAATACATTTTTTCTTTCCAGTACGCCGCCTCAGCGGAATGTTTCGCAATTCCGTGCGGTGATGTCTGGGGTGCAGGCGCTCCTGGCGGCACAAACGGTGTCATTCCTCTGGAACCTGTCTGGCTTTCCCATTTGATCGTCGAAGAAGGCGACTGCTTGGATGAAAAAAGATTCATCAACAGCAATTCAGGCGGCATCGTGAACTTGGTCACAAACCCCTGGAGCACTTCTAATCTTAGATCTGGTATATCTCCTAATCCTCTCGGCATTTAAACTTCACCTCCTCTCGTTATTTTACGTACGTAAACGCACCGAACGTAGATGCGCTGATATCAGTCCGTGCAGCTGCATCAATATTAATCAACATCCCACTTCTAAATATTGCATTACCAAGCACGAATGTCGCAATGGCACCTTGCGCATTTACCCCAATACCTGTATCAACCGATTTTTCTAACACGCCAATGCACGTATCAGATCCTTTAAGTGCAACATATGCAAAATTTGCAGTTGTATAATCTGAAGACAATGCATTTGTAGTGGTAATCACAGCTCTATTCGGATAAGTCGTACGATCAATGGCAGTAATAGCACCAAGATCTGCCGATACTGTGTCTGCATCAATCGCCTGAATTTCATCACCAACAATGAACTTATAACTGTCATCAATCGTTACATATGCGGATGCTGTGTCAGCACCATCCTGCACGATATACGCTCTAGCATCAGCATTAGCCTCAGCACCTGTCTTTGCAGCCTGATCATAAGGCGTTGCCTTATTATAATTTATCGAAGAAGAGGATGTATTAACCGCAAGGGCTGTTCCCATCTTCAATTGACCAAAACCACTCTGTAAAGTAACCGGTAATTTTAACGCAGCTCTCGGATCAGACTCGTATAAATGCTTATATTCGTCCTGAGCACCGAAGAGCACACTTGGTATGTCTCGTCCTACTGGCATTCTTTATTCACCCCCTTCCAGTTTTTTATCCATTTTCTGACCGGCAAGTTTCAGCAGAGCGTTTGTCGTATCAATATTATCTTTATTCATCTGCTCACGCTTTTTCGCATCAGCATCAACTTCCCTTTTCTGCCCTGTAGAAAAGCCCATCACTTCAGTTGTTGCACATGTGTCAACCCAATCTGGGATCTCTACGTCAACAGCTGCGGAGAACGCATCTTTATCAAACACACCTTCTTTGATAAATTTTTCAGGATTTACCATTCTCCGAATCTTTCCGAACTGATGTTCAGGTACGTCACTGGCTGACAATTTGCTTGACCAGATACAATCTACATCAGTATCAACACGATCTTTCCGTTCACGTTCTTCACGAATCGCATCTTTTTTCTCCAACTGCAAGATCTTCTCACCGCTGGATGCCAAATTACCACTCAGCTCCGTGATCTTACTCTGAAGACCCTCTTTTTCTTTCAAAAAAGAATTCTGAGCTTCTGAAATTGCATCAGTTCTGATCTTTTCGAACAGATCCGAGTGCTCCTTTTTCAAGGTATCCATATCCATTGTTGTCTTCACCTCCCCTTCTACTAAATGTTCCAACGCATCTCCACCAAATACTTCATACGTCAATTCCTGTGTGTCGGTCTTTGAAAACGCCGCTGATTTGGTCTTTGAATCCCATCCAAACACGCACACAGACGCTTCCTGAAATTCGCTCTTTCTCCAAATATTTACCGGTCCCTTGACTGCAAAACCATTAACCTTTGCAGACTCACCATTTCGAACATATTCAACAGAAGTCGGTATAGCATAAATACTGGCCTGGTAAGGGAACCCGTCCTTAGAAAGACTTTGAAACAAACGACTTTCTTCAGTATCAACAAATTTTGTTGACTCTGGATCAATTAAAATCTGATAATTTTCAGTATTTGGCTTCCCGGTAAATGCAATCTTTTTATCTGTATTATGATCTTCAAGAATCGGAAATTTTTTCTGAGCAAACTTAACACCATCTACATCGATAACCAGCTCGTCCCAATACCAGTGGTTCTCAATCGGTTTCCCAGAATAAGCCAGCATGCTCAACTTCGGAGTCTCTTTTCCGTCCGCGTCTTTTACAAACTTCACACATGCCTCGTTATCATCCTGGATAAACCTAAGTGCTCCAACCGGTATCTTCTTTGTTTCTTTTTTCATTATTTTTATTCCTTCTTTGCCGACTTTTCTTCTGTTTTCTTAGCCGCTGGCTTACTCTCAATATTCTCAGCCTTCTCCTGCATAGACTCTGCATCGATATTATAAATAAGTTTAGGATACATTTCATCTTCTGTAGCCTTCTGAAGCCTGAGCCTACCATAACCCCCAAACCCCATCCTTGCTACAATCTTACTAAGTGGAATACCAACAGTCTCAGCAATAGGCCCATGCTTTGTTCCCAAATATGCTTTAGCAAGAGCCTCAATATCTGTAGTATCAGATACAGGAAATGAAAAATCTATCAGCTGTTCAGGAAGGACCTTCATACTTTTAAACACAGGTTCTCCGTCTTTCCCAAATGACACTGCACGTTTTTTTTTGAAAACCAGTTTCATCGCACCGAGTTGCTGTTTTAAAAAAAATACGTTGCCCCAAAAATCGTACCTAAGAAACCGCTCAAAATAAGCAATATCATCAGATATCCTATCTGACATAGGAGCCCTGGTTGCTTTGATGCTAGCATATGTCCCTGAAGAAGCTCCTGTTGTAACATCTGCCGGCTCATCAAGACCACTGGTCACCATATGTAAAATGTCCGTATCCTGATCCTTAATTGAAGTCAGGGTCGGGTTTATACATTGCATTTTCATCCCTGGAGGCAATACAAGCATCCCTCCAGGGGTCTTTTTTGCCATAATCCCCGTCTTCCTACGATCTTCATCAGAAAGCTTTAACCACAGTTTGAACGCCTTAGCATCCTCTATCGTGAGTACCCAAAGATACGCTCCGGAAGACTTTTTATGATCAATTTCGTATTGTTTTAGATTTTCGTAGTGGTTAATCCACTTCAACGTGGTCCGAAGATAAGAATAAGTACGGCGAGTTATAAAAGATTTGTCCCACGAAACGATAAACCTGTAAAATCCATTAAACTTTTTAAACTTTCTGTTACCGTTAATGCTACTTTCTTGTGCCTTTTTATCAAAATCTTTATGCTTACTTGCAACCTTGATCAGCTCAGGATATCGCGCAATAAAAATACTTGGTACCTGATCAAAACCGCCGCCTTCTTTGCTGACATTATAAAAAAGCGGCATAAACGATTTAGTTGGATGAAAAATTATACCAGTATTCTCATCGCCTCCGTGGTTAATCGATGATGGATCAGTAAAATCAACCTCAACAAACCCATCTGCATGACATGTCAAACCCAAAAACAACTCACCTTCAACATTGCTACGATTCACGTACTTAGGCCAATAATTCCAAAGCCTGTTCCGATGATCTAACTCAGTATCTTCAATAACCTGATTAATATCAATATCAATTGAAGCTTTCCCCTTACAGCGGTATTAATCTGAGGATTTTCATGAACCTTTGCCCAACACTCTTCCTGGAGCTCTACCCGTGTAAGTTTTCTTCCTGAACGCGCAAACCTAGTCCCTTTATCAAACCCATCCGCATCCCTACTTCCGGTATCAGGATCTGATTGCCATGGATTTATAGAAAACTGAAGCCGCTCCAATACCTCCTCCGGCATTCCTTCGATATAATCCTCAATTTCTTTCGTATGCGAATTCTGCAACATCTTCCCCCACTGTTTTAATACTTTTATTTACAATAAAGTTTCGCACAGTAAAGTAATAATGTCAAATCATTGACACTATATATCGTAGTTTTTAAGCAACTTAACCTATATGTATTAAAAAAACAGATTATCATTAAAAAAGTGATTTAACTATGTTTAGCAGAAAAGAAAAAAGGGAATATGTGAAATCAATCGCATATTCCCTTTTCAATAGGAGAACTCATGGCACTGCATATTTCGGGTGTAGAGACTATCGTGAAAAAAGTTGTTTGTTATAATAGATATTACCTATCAAAATTATTTAATAATTGCAAGGATTTTTCGATGAATTTAATATCTTCCTGAAAGACCAACGTTACCATTTACCATAAGCCCAAAAAATGTTTTCCCTGATCTTGGACGAAAATCATCAACAGATAACGCCTTCGCACCCCATAAGCCCCATGTAAGCGCGTAGCATGAATCATCCTGTACTCCATATTTCAACTTTTTTTCTGGAGAGCCAAACCACCTCTTCTCCTCATCATGATCGAACATCGAAAGCTCTTCGAGCAATATATCTTCTTCACGTGAACCAGGTACCCCTGTAGGTGGCGACTTAAATCTACCCTTGCTAATCAGCGAATACAGTTCTGTAAATGCACCAAGCTGCTTATCATACGATGGATGAACAGTCTGTATTGCAATATCATGTTCCTCACACCAACTCAACATATCCCATATCCCCCATGCCTCAGATGTCACCATGTCAATACCATCATACTCTTCATTAGCATCATATAATTCGCTCTTAATAAGCTCAAGCGAATGCTCCTCAACGCTCATAATATGGAGCAACATATATATATAGTTTGGCACATCTATATTGGCAAGCGCAGAATTCGACCTGCTACCGGGGAGGCCCTTAGCACCAACAACTACTATAGTCCGTGCTGACGTCCTTTTTTTCATCGGTTGAGCCCTATCAATTCCAGCAAAAATCCCCCAATCAGTATCAAATAAATCACTTAACTTATCAAGCACCTCAATACTAGCCTTCTGCGGTTTGCCATACTTATCCCGGATTTGATATACCGACTCAGCAGTCCACAGCTCCTCTTCCATACCGCTGATCTCATCTGCCCTGTCACTATAAAGCAATTTATCAGAATCATAACCGGTACCCTCAACCTTCTCTACAAAATTCTCCACACCATCAATAATCTTGTTCCGCTTTTTCAATAGATCAAACAGCTTAGTCTGCGTGGCAATAGATTTTTCTACACCAAAATACCTAACCGCCTGTACCTGCTCAACAGAAAATACCTTCTCTGCTCCTGAATTCCATAAATTTCTGAAATACCTGTCAAATGCACTCGGCAAAAACGTGGTCTTAAACGAATCCAACTGCGCCTGCGTATTATGCGGATGCCAGTAGTCCCTGTAGTCTGCCGTCTTACTGAACCTATATGAGAAGTAGACCAACGGGTTCTTGCCCTTAACTGACCCTTCATAGGTCTTGTATAGGATATGATCTTTACTCGACACTGTCGTATCGATGATACCCATAGCATTCGGCATGTTCCGGATAGATCCATATACCTTCTGATAAAATTCCGGGTTTTTAAGTTCGTGAATCTCAGTAAATGAAAAACTCGTAATGCCTGATACAATGCCAGAATAACTCGATATGTTCTGAATTGTTGACATGACATTACCGGAAGAATCCGTTAAGCGAATCTCCTGAGCCTGAATATTTCTATCTCCTACAATATTATAAAGCTTCGGAGAGTTTTCAATAATTTTTCGAATCGTACTATATGACACAAAATCAGCAAGATTCTGACTGTTTGCACACAAAACTATATTTTGAAGTGGAAATACAAAAAAACGCCATAGTTGCGCCAAGCATGCCAAAAACGTCTTACCATCACCCCGCATCCAACACAACACAATCAAATTATGCTTAAAAAACCCGTTTTCATCCATCTCAAGGGCTTCATTCATCACCCCTTTCTGCTTTTCCCAGAAGCTCTTGTATGACCTTCCAGTCACAGGGTGCGACGTGTCCGGCAAATCTTTTACCGGACACCATTGAGACATGGTGGCACCAACGGGCACGATCGGAATACACACATGATCCTCTACCCACTTGGCAAACCCCTCACCGCCCCTGCGATACTCCTCAAACTTTACGGCTCTTTTTGATTTTTTCTGACTCTTAGATTTATCCATAAATCCATATATCTTATCACCGGTTATTCTTTCTTCGCAACTTGCAATTTTTTATTCAAAAACGTAACTAAATAGGTTGTATTATCGATAGATCGATAGATCAATAGGTTTAAACCAACCATCAATCTGTAATATCACAGCAATACGTCTGTGTGATTTAATTTCAATATCACCAACCTGTTTTGCATTAAGGCATTCACATAAACACGAAATTAATTCAGAACTTCCAACAGCCTCATCAACCCATGGCACAGCTATTAGATCGAAATCTCTTTTCAACGACCCATGTACACCAATAGCATAACCTGTCTTTCTACCTATTTCACTAATCACATAGATATCAGGCAATGCCGGATCTTCCCAACCAGCAGGTGGATCATCATATTGCTTAGATGCTACTAAATTTGATAACAACATTTATCACCTCCAAAGTTCTATAAACGTATGCTCTTTATCCATGCACCCTTAAAACAACGGTATCTGCTTATCATCTTTTTTCTCCTGCTTCGCAACTTTGCGATTTTTTATCCGAATTTTCTCAACCTGAGTCTCGGTCATCAGGTTACCAAACGGTACCACCACAGTGCCTGCATGATTATCCAACAGCACTATAATATTTTTCGGCCCCGGACCATGTGCAATTTTCACGATCAACCCTCGTGACCCATGGTACGGGGCCCGGAACCGTTTCTTTTCAGCGTACCACAACACTACATGCTGGCCCGGATATGGGTTTATGATCATATATTATTACATTCCAAGAAACACAAAGGTTTGATCTATATCCGCTGAAGCGAATATTTCATAAATTCTATTTTTATCCAATTGCATAAACACATCTATGGGCCCATCAATATAAATCACCTCATAAGGTTTAATCTTTTTACATCTTGAAAATCTTAGCTCAAAAGGCGCAAATATAGTTGCACCAACTTCATCACCACAATATCTATCCATCATAAAACCATTACATGCAACTATCGCATCTGTCTTCTTCGATCTTCTCTTTATATATTCAGTTTTACCTGTGTTCCTTCCAATATCACACTTTACAGTACAGTATTCAGCAGCAAATTTACAGGGATCAGACATCAGCCTTATATCATCTGGTAATAATTCCCTGTTCTCACGATTAAGCTCAATTAAACTATCTATCAACTTATGATATCTAACAATTTGTTTCTCCATCAATCATTCTCCCTATAGATCCCGTCTGATATCTCCTTGCGCAGATCATGAGACCCGCGCTTCACCCTCATTAAAATATCACGCACACGTCTTCCAATCAGCATATCCCTGCCTTCGTCAAACAGCCGCGCATCCTTCTTAGCCTCTACAATAAAAAGCAGAAGCTCATCTATTCTTTTTTCTACCAG